AACGCCTGGCGGCAGCAACACCTACATACAGTTCAATGATGCCGGCAACTTTGGCGGCAACGCCAACTTTACCTACAATCGTGCCACAGGCAATTTTTATCTAGGTGGCGCCAATCTCCGAGCAGTCTCGGGCAACAGCCAACCCTACATCCTGCAAGTGCCTGGCATCGCGTTCCAAGGCGGATCAGCCATCATGGAATGGGACGCAGTAAATCAACACGTGGATGTTTCCAACAGTTTTTCTATCGCTGGCACACTGCAATTATACGGCAACTATCCTGGCACCGGAGCACTGATCACTACGTCGGGCGGATCTGGTGTAGACATCGAGATTGAACCCTCAGGCAACTTGTATCTCAATGCCGACGGTGGCGAAGTCATAGTATCGGATCAGACTGCCAGTGTGGATCCCAACACAGGAGCACTCAAAGTCTTGGGTGGCATTGGAGTAAATGGTAACATCAATGTGGGTGGCAACATCACAGGGGCCAATATCACGGCCAACTACTTCGTTGGTAATGGCAGTCAGTTAACCGGTATTGTTTCAAGTTATGGCAATGCCAATGTGGCCAACTACTTGCCTACATTCTCGGGCAACATTTCAGCAGGCAATGTCAGTGCCTCAGGCAACATCTCGGGTGCTTATGTCAAAGGCAATGGCAGTGAATTGACCAACTTACCGGCTCCCACAGTCACACAGGATATCTCCTCCACTGGTGCCATGAGCATAATGACCTATGATGGCGTCATAAAATATGTGAACTATGCCACTGTTGAACCCTCCTCTGGCAACATCACAGGTGGCAATATCAGTACCACAGGCAATGTCACAGCAAACTATTTCGTTGGACTCTCAGGAAACATTACCAATCTTGACAGTCTAAATTTCACTGTGGAAAACATTGGTGCCCGGGTGGGCAACAATGGAGTGAACATCGGAGCTGGGGGCTACAACAATCTCGTTGTGTTGCCCACCGAAGTGCTGATACAAAACGTGCCACTGACAGTGGCCGGCAATCTTGTTGCCAACCAGGCCAATGGATTGTACATCACAGCCAATGCACCGGCAAACGGCACAGCACAGATCTGGAACTTTGGCACAGATGGTCGTTTGACATTTCCAGGCACACCTAGGATTGACACCGACTCCAATAACTTTGAAGTGCAGGCCGCAGAGAATATCAGTCTTGAAGCAAACGCAGTGGTCAACATCTACACTGATACCAGTGGCAATGCATACCAATGGCAGTTTGGTGATGATGGTAATCTCACTTTGCCTACTGGTAAATCTATCATCGTAGACGGCGGCGACGGTGCGATAGGACCTGTCAGCGATGACATGGTGATTTCCTGGGACAACGAAGAACTGATCCTGAGATCCGTTGCTGGCAGCGTGCAAGTCGAAGGCGACAATGATTTCAACATACAAGTTGATTACAATAGTGGTGCAGGCGACTATCTATCCAAATGGGCGTTCGCCCAGGACAACGAGATCGTCAACATCACTGGCAACTCAGCCATAGTCACAGAAGCCGGCAACCTCAATCTCCAAGGTGGTAGGAACACAATCAATAGTGGTAATGTCACGATAACAGCGATCAACACTGGTGTGGCTGTGAATGTATGGACTTTTGACAACACTGGCAATTTAACTGTGCCAGGCAACATTGTAATGCCGCCATTTTCGAGTCTAGTAGGAGACGGTGCCAGTCCTGCACCAAGCATCAGCGGATTTAGTAGTGCAACGTTTGGTGCCAATGTTACAGCAACAGGCAATATCACTGGTGGCAACATTATTACCACAGGCAATGTGTCTGGTAATACAGCAGGATTTGCCATAGGCTATAGAGACATACCACAGGTGAGTTTCACTGGAAACGCAACTATTGTTACCACAGACGCTGGCAAGCATTTCTATTCAACACAAAGCACCGACTACATCCTCACAATAGCCAACAACGCCAGCCAAGGGTTCGCGACAGGTGCTGCCATCACAGTGGTCAATCAAGGCACAGGCAACATCACAGTGGCACAGGGTTCCGGAGTCACGTTATACCTGGCCGGAAATGCCACCTCAGGCAACAGGACTGTGAGCACATTTGGTATGGCCACTATCATGAAGGTGGCCACAGATACCTGGTTCATCAACGGCACCGGAGTCAGTTAATGAGCGGTATACAGATGATGGTCATGAACAACGTGGCTTCTGCGGATTTAGACATAGTTCGAACTAATCTACAACTGTATTTGGATGCCGCTGATCCTGCCAGTTACCCAGGCACAGGAACAACATGGACTGATTTGAGTCCAAATACCTACAGCACTACCTTGATAGGTGCCCCTGCATGGAACTCAACTTATTTTACCTTTGATGGCACCACTGAGTATGTGGACACCAATCAAAGTCTATCTGCAGAAGAATTTTCAGTGGGTGCTTGGTTTCGATCATCGGCGGCTGGCATAAAGATGATCTTGTCAAAAGAAACCACAGCAGGCTGGCCTTGGAACTATCGTATCTGGCTCAACGGCGGACAGATTGTTGGGGATATCTCTCAGAGTGGTGTATCAAATAGAAACATCAACAGCCCATTGACCAACTACAACAATGGTGCCTGGTATCTTGTGATGTATACCCGTAGCACTGCAACTCAGACATTGTATGTCAACGGTACCCAGGTCGCCACAGCCGCAGGATCATTTCCTTCAGGTACAATATCTAATGCTCAGGAACTGTGGATTGGACGAAGTGCGTTCACACAAAGTGGTGCAAGTCCTTCAGGAAGTTACCAGTATACTGGCGACATAGCACAGGTATTTGTCTACGATCGTGTTTTAGACTCTACAGAAATTCTACAAAACTACAATGCTACAAAGGCTACTTACGGTCTATAAAGCTCCTAAAACTCGCTAAATACTTCAAAGCGAGGTAAAACATGGCGATAGAAGTGATCAATGTAGGTGTTACCCCCAATGATGGAACTGGGGATGGAATCCGTGTGGCATTTGAGAAATGTAACAACAATTTTGCGTTCCTAAACACGTTTATTAGCAACAATGCCCCAGTATTGAGCTCAGGATCTGCTGGTGATAGCGAAGGACAATTGGCCTACGATTCAGGGTACCTTTATGTTTGTTTTCAAAATTACGATGGGTCCTCAGTTATCTGGGGCAGAATCGCGCTCGACACGAGTTGGTAACTTATGGCACAACCAGTATGGATTTCTCCGCCAGGTGACTTAGGCACTGTTGCCGAAGGGCTGTACTTCTCTACACCTGTGGTAGCAGTAGATCCGGACGGGGGCATTGTAAGATATAAACTCATAGCTGGCAGCTTGCCCGAAGGCATCCAGGTCAAAACCAATGGCATAGTAGAAGGAGTTCCTCAAGCATTTGCTAAAGTGCAAGGTGTGCCCACTGAGGTCAGCGAGAACGTTACCAGCCGATTTGCTGTGCGTGCCTATGTAGAAGTTCCTGGCGGTATAGTTCGTCTTTCTGATCGTACATTTAGTATCACAGTTTCTGGGCAAGATCTTCCACGATTTGTCACACCAGCTGGCGGAATAGGTCTTTTCTATGATGGCAACACCGTGGAGTATCAGATACAGTTCACAGACCAAGATCCTGGAGACAGAGTGGTTGTCACTCTGGAAGATGGCGAATTGCCACCAGGATTGTCTATTAGTTCCACAGGATTGATTTCTGGTTATATTTCTCCGATAGCACCATTGCCCGACACTGCCATCGCCGGCTATGATCGGCCTGGCACTTCTTACGATCAATTTCCGTTTGATTTTTCGTCAAGATCAATCAGCAAAAATTATCAATTTACTTTGCAAATTTCTGATGGCAAAGATCGCACACAAAGGACTTTTGAAATGTACGTAGTTTCAAAAGATTCTATGACTGCGGATACCACAGATTTCCTGACAAATTTTGCAGTTCAAATTGATCATTATGTGCCACCAGTGTACGAATACATCACAGCAGACGTGTTACCACAGCGTACTCCATTCATCACCAACTATCCTGCCAATGGCAAAATAGGTACCTACAGGCATTCCAACTTTTTTGCCTATCAGTTCCAAAGTTTAGATCTTGATGGTGATGCAGTAGAATATGAAATAGCCTTGGGAGACTCTTCAGACCTGCCTCCTGGACTCACGTTAGATCAGAACACTGGATGGTTATATGGATATCTTCCCAATCAAGGTGCCACAGAAACTCAATTTAATTTTTCAATTTACGTTTTCAAACAAAATAGCCCTGACATAATTTCACCACCTTATGCTTATTCTATCACTACCATCGGCGATGTAGAAACTGCTGTGACCTGGTTGTCTGACAGTGATCTTGGCAGCATTGATAATGGTGCCATCAGCTTGTTGCAAATCAAAGCGATCAATGCCAGCGGAAGACAATTATTTTATCAACTTAAACCTGGTGGCTATGTAGGATATCCAACCTTTGATGAAGGTGAAGGAGTTTATAACAAATTACCACAAGGTCTACAACTGTTGCCGTCGGGTAACATTGCAGGACGTGTAAGCTTCAACACATTTGCGTTAGACGGTGGCACAACTACTTTTGACAAAGAACAGATCACCAGACTACTGATTAGTGAAACAACATTTGATTCAACTTTTACATTCACTGTAAATGCCTATAGTCAAGATGGATTGGTGTCTGTGTTTAAAACATTTACCGTCAAGGTCAACAGAGAATACAACGAGCCCTACGAAAGCCTTTACATACAGGCCATGCCCAGTGAAGCTGATAGACAGTTACTGGATAGTCTTTTGCAAAACCAAGACATCATACAACCAAGCTTCTTGTATCGATCTGATGATCCATATTTTGCTTTGCCCACACGCATCATCTATCAGCATGCATTTGGACTAACTAGCTCGACTCTGGAAACCTATGTCGAATCTCTAGATCTCAATCATTTCCGTAAACAACTGGTACTGGGCGAATTCAAAGTGGCGCAGGCTCGTAACAACAACACCGGTGCAGTGGTGTATGAAGTGGTGTACAGCGAAATACAAGATTCCGGAGTCAACAGTGCCGGTGAAAGCCCGCCACAATCAGTGCCTACTGCATTCCCTATACCCAACCCAACCGGTCCAGGTACTATCAATGAAGTATATCCCAACAGTCTGATTGAAATGCGTGATCAAGTCATAGATACTGTGGGCCAGTATTCTCAGATACTTCCACTTTGGATGACTTCTAAGCAGGCCAATGGACGTGTGTTGGGCTTTACCAAGGCCACTGTCATTGCTTACTGTCTACCTGGCAAAGGAGAACAGTTAGCATACAATATACGTACACAATGGGGCGAGAGGTTGAACCTCATTGATTTCATAGCCGATCGTTATATACTCGATCGACAATACAGTATCAACTGGGATCCAGTGACCAAGAGTTGGGAACCATCACCTGCTCAGGCCACAACATTTGACCGAGTGGATCGTCCTTCAAATCTTGTCTATCAAGGAACTGTGGATTATGCCACACAGTTACCGTATGTAGATATCAATAACCAGACGTTGCAACGCATAGCGGCCCTGGGCGGAATTGATGGAGCCAATGGTCAACAACTCAACGGTCGTACTTTAATATTCCAAAAACAAGAAGATTTTTCTGATGGCATGACTGATGCAGAAGCATTTTCTGATTATCCAGCTACCTATGATCAGCAACCATTTGACGAAGCGGAATTTGACGAGGAACCCACAGTGCTTCCTACCATAGATCGATTGGCTCGTTACCAAATGAATGTCATTGATGGCAACTATGTTTCATTGCAATTACTTGATACCTATACGACCAATGACTATTTGGTCGTCACCCGAGGCGATCAATTTGCAGGCACCGAACTGTATCTGCCGGCTGCGCCCACTCCTGGACTTTCACGTATCACCTGGAGTCTGATACCTGAACCAGCTGGACAACAAACCATTTTTGACGGTGGCAGCACTGTGTTTATCGTGCCCGAAGACAACTATGGATTAACTGATGTTTATAACAAATATCTAGTGTATCCAAAATACAATATTTTAGGTGGTGCTCCACAATGATGGATAACTTACTACCTAACGCAATTCTAGGTAAATATACCTATTAAACTAGGACTAAAAATGTCATCAAATATCAACCCAAACAACATAGATACTGCCTACCCAGTAGCAGGTCAGGACAACGACTCTCAAGGTTTTCGTGATAATTTCACAAATATCAAAACTAACTTTGAGTTTGCTGCCGATGAAATTGACGATCTGCAATCTAAAGTAGTGCTGAAACAGGCCCTGACCGGAACCACTCTGGACAACGACATGGGCGGTTCTGTTATTAAAAATGCCAAACTTCAAGGCACACGATACACTCGTATCGCGCCATCGGATACCACTGGATCAATCAATGTAGACTTTGCCGCAGGTAGCTACTATAAAGTTGGTCAGCTCACAGGTAACATCAGTTTATCTTTTGTAAACATACCCAGCGCAGGCAACTACGCTGAATGGACAGTACAGCTCACACAGGGATCTACTCCTTACACAGTGACCATACCTGCCGCAGTCAGTGTGGGTAATGCTTCTTTACAAGGATGTAGTGCCAACAATGTAGTGACCTACAACAAAGCCGGAACCTACAGTTTGAAATTTTATACTAGTGATGGTGGGTCAACTATAGCAGTAGAAGATATCAGTCGCAACACCGATCCAATCTATCTTCCATCATTGGAGACACTTACCTCTAATATCAGTTTGAGCTTGGCCACAACCACTTCTATCATCAACAAAAGTGGCAGTTGGGCCGGTAACATAGCCAATGGATACACCGGACAGACCAAATTGGTGATTTGTGGCAATTCTGCGCCCACTACACAGGTGCTCACCGTGGCATCAGCAGGATGGAAAAATGCTGCCGCAGGTAATGTGACCTTTACCGGCCAGGGGCAATCGGCTACATTGACCTACATTGGCGGAACTTGGTACTGCACCAGTACCGGTCCCGATGTCACTGACGCCTATCCAACAGTTGCTTAACCAGAACAGTTGACAAACCGGCTCCTCTATGCTAATATAGTGTAGAGGAGTTTTATTTTATGCCAATTGATCTTAACCGATATCAAGAATTTGTAGGAAAAGTCACCAGTGACCCCAGCAATGATCTAACCACTTTCATGGACACCTGTGATCGATTAGATGCCAACTATGAGCTGTTTGATGGCGAGATGCGCCATGGTCCAAACATCAACGTACCCTTGCTACTCACTGCCTGTTTAGGCCTTGCCGCAGAATCAGGAGAATTCTGCGAGATTCCAAAGAAGATTTTCTTCCAAGGCAAAGCTCTCAACGAAGAAGCAGTATTCCATATGAAACGTGAATTGGGAGATGTCATGTGGTACTGGATCAATGCTTGTCGCGCTCTCCATCTTGACCCCAATGATGTCATTGCAGAAAATGTTCGTAAATTGGAAAGCCGTTATCCCGGAGGCAGTTTTGATCCTTATTATTCGGAAAACAGGAAACAAGGGGATTTATAATGGAACACCCATTGATAAGCAACTTAGATGAATTGACTCCTGATCAACTGTTGGAAAAAGTCAATGAATTGCATAACAAGCTCAGCATAGCATATCGCACAGGAAATTCACAGCTTTGTAATCAAATCAGAATGGCCATTGAAAGCTATCAAAACAAACTGCGAGAAAAACAGCAAAAACAATATGAAGAAGCACAACAAAATTTCAATGACAAAATCAAAATATCATGAATGTTAGAATAGAATATCCAGCTGAGTTTCTTGCCGCAGTTTATTGGGAAGATGCAGTCATGTTCAATTGTTATCGTATAAGATGTGAAATGGTCACAGGTACCAAAGATCATCGCGAGCAGAATATTGCGTTAGAAAGATTGAAATTTGTTGTTTTTAGTCAACTACATAATTCGGTGTTTATTGATGCTCGAGAAAAGGCCGCGATCAAACGATTAGAAAATGCTGGCCTAAGAACGATACCATTGCCTGAGCAACCAGTTGACCAAATCGTAGGAATGATGTTATACTCTAAATTAGATGCAGTAATGGAAGGTCGATTATTGATGAGCCAAGCGCATTTGAGTTCTGACCTTGGAGAAAATGTTATTTACAGCCACAGCGAACACGAAACTCTAGGACCGCTTAACCAAAAAGGTTGGTGGAACGAATCAGACCCTGCTTGCTCAGACAATCGGTCAGGAGGCAAAGTGGTATCAATCAGCGAGAGATTGACCTGGCAGAGCATAGATTTAGATTGGTCAGTGGAAGAAGACAACACTGATAAAAACGTGATAACGTTGTTTAAAAAAGATGATAAAGAATAAATTTGGCGAACAGATTTACACGCAAGATGATGTTTGTGATCTCTTGATGAAAGGGCATGACCTTTCTGAGTTCAGTGGCATGTTTGTAGAGCAGATCAATCTTGAAGAAATGGCTCATGTATTAGAAAACGTTCCTGCATTTGTAGAATATGACAAAATGTGCCAGGAAGATCTTACCAAAGAAGCCTATGATCATCGTTGTCAGGAAACTTGGTTTATGCCCGATCAATACAAAGAATTAGACATCGCGGCGTATGTGTTAGAATCATGCCAAACAGATGCTGAACTGCAAAGAGTGGGCGAGGAATTGCTGTTGTTCCAAGAACGCAATTTGTTTAATTTATTGCGTTACCTCAAATATCTAGTGGATGTCATGACTGAAAATCATGTGATTTGGGGTGTTGGACGTGGTAGTTCCGTGGCCAGTTATGTTCTTTATCTGTTGGGTGTACATAGGATCAATTCCATGTATTATGATTTAGATCCACGAGAATTCCTGCGTTAAATACACCAACAACCCAAGGAGTGTCGAATGACAAAAAAAGTTTATAGAACAGCACAAGGAAAGATTGTAGATCTCGGTGCGTTGCAGTTACAAAATGAAAATACTCGCGCAGTTGGTAACATGCGAGTCAATGCCAGAGGCGATATACTAGACAGTAACAATCGTTCTGTAGCATCCAGAAACCAACAGGTAAATCGACAGTATAATCGACAAGTTACCAATGTATCAGATTCTCAAGTTCCCACAAGCCGTAGACATGCTAGAGAAATAGCTGAAGCAGATGTGCTGCCACAAGAAATCTCAACACCTGACGTTGAAGAATTCCAGGAACCCGTGGTTGAGCAGACAGCGCCAGCGGAAACATCAGGATTACCCGAAGGTGGCCTGGCAGCCGCTATTGCCAAAGCTCGGCAAATCAAACAAGAACCTTTAAAAACCCCAAGACAACAAGCTCAAGAAAAATCAGGAGTGAATAAAATCTAATGAATACCAAAGCCGCATTTGCACCACATCGAATTGAAAAAATCACGGCTCTGCACGATAATATTTTGGTGTGTGACATGGAGTTCACTGGACGACAGCTTTCCAGTGGAATTATTCTAATGAACGACAATGGAAAATCCGAAGGTATTCGTCCTCGCTGGGGACGAGTATACGAAATTGGTCCAGAGCAACGGGATGTCACAGTGGGCCAATGGATCTGTGTAGCACACGGTCGTTGGACTCGCGGGCTAGAAATTGAGGACAATGAAGGCCCAAAAACCATCCGCAAGATAGACCCCAAAGACATCTTGTTGGTGTCAGATGAACACCCAGGGTACGATGACACCATGTCAGAAGCTGTGTCTGGAAGATAATGGATCGTTGTAAACACTGCGGGCAATACTACACTCCTGATTGCACCTGGCAACAAGGACGGTGCCCGCATCATCCCTCATATGTTGACATTTATCGCACAAGATTTTATAATTTAATACTAAACATTAAAAACTTTTTTCGATCACGATGACCACGAAAAAAATCAATATTGAAACGTTGGATAAAGATCAACGTTGGGCTGACGCCATCGGTCCTACACTGCCGGATACCTTACGCAACATAAAAAATCTACAGCGTTTAGATGGTGAACAACAGGCACGAGCCTGGCTTAAAAATGAATACTATGACTTAGAGGATGACGACGATGCAGATTAGAGCCACAGAAAACAACCAGGAGTTTGGTAAATGCGGATGTGGACGTAGTCCAACCGGTAAATGTTGTGGTTGGCATGCCTTGACAGAAGAAGCATATCGTGTTAAACTAAACGAATATGAACTTGAACAATACCGTCAACAAGCACAAGAACTTTGGAGTGATAGTTGTACTACAGGACGGTCTGAATGACTAAACTGAGGATTGCGCTGGCGCGATGGTTATTGGGAAAACATTGTCCTTGCTACAACATGGGCTATCATAAATTGTGTGATTATACAAAACATCGGATTGGTAAACAAAAATGAAAGAACTTTGGACAGAAAAATATCGACCACGTGACCTCGATGGCTATGTATTTCGCGACAGCGAACAGCGCCAACAAGTAGAAGGTTGGATAAAAAGTGGCGCTATCCCTCATCTGCTGTTTTCAGGTGCACCGGGTGTGGGCAAGACTACCCTGGCCAAAATTCTCATCAATCAACTAGGCATCGACGAATACGATGTATTAGAAATCAATGCCAGCCGTGAAAACTCAGTGGACACCATCCGCGACAAGATCACAGGATTTGTACAGACCATGCCCTACGGTGGAGACTTCAAGGTAGTGCTGTTAGACGAAGCTGACTATATCAGTCCCAATGGTCAGGCCGCCCTTCGCGGTGTAATGGAGACTTATCATGCATCGGCCAGATTTATTCTCACTTGCAACTATCCCAATCGTGTTATTCCTGCTTTACACAGCAGATGCCAAGGTTTTCACATTGAGCGGGTTGACGTTACAGAGTTTACTGCTCGTATGGCCACTGTGTTGGTCACAGAAAACGTAGAGTTTGATCTAGACACACTGGATACCTATGTCAAGGCCACTTATCCAGACATGCGTAAATGCTTGAACCTATGTCAAATGAACAGCCAAGAAGGGCGCCTTACAGCACCACGTGGTGACGAAGGTGGTGTGCGTGATTGGAAGATTGAATCAGTGAATTTGTTCAAAGCCGGAAAGATCTTAGAAGCTCGAAAACTGATTTGTTCCACTGTGCGTCCAGAAGAAATGGAAGATGTATTCCGTTGGATGTACGATAACTTGGATCTTTGGTCAAAAGATACCCATCAACAAGATCAGGCCATTGTTATCATACGCAATGGTTATGTGAATATTCCTCTGGTTGCTGATCAAGAAATCAACTTATCTGCTACTCTAGTTGAACTATCAAATCTTACCTAATGCCCAAGTTTCAATCACTAGAACCTGCAATAGATCCCAACAACAGAATAACTTTTTTGTTGGATTGGGAACTCACCATGAAGTGCAACTTGGATTGCAGTTATTGCCGTACTGATCTCTATGGTGGGCATAACAACAACACAGAACATCCACCTCTCAAAGACTGTCTCGAAACTCTGGATTTTTTATATCAATATGCCGATCTATACATGGAACGAAAACCCAAAGGTCTACGCTATGTGATATTGAATGTGTATGGAGGCGAAGCTTTGCACCATCCTGACATCACTGAAATACTCAGTCAGGCTCGTAAACTCTATGAACCCTATCGAGATCGTTGGCAGCTCACGATCACTACCACGACCAATGCCATTGTGTCACGGAACAAGATGGATCGCATCATACCTTTGATAGATGAATTCACAGTGAGCTATCATGCCGAAAATACTCACAAGCAACTAGATTTATTTAAATCAAATTTGTTGGCAATCAAACAGGCTGGAGTCAGGCAAAAATGTGTGGTGCTGATGCACGATCGTCCTGATCTGTTTGAAGATGCAAAAAACATGATTGCATGGCTGGAGAGTAACGACGTCAAATATCTTCCACGACATCTAGACAACATTTCCAACAATCCACAGATCAACCCAAGAAAACCAGTGGAGAATCCTTCGGGAACCTATAATCAACAACAGATAACATGGTTCAACAGCTTGTACCAAAAAAAATCATATGGCTCTGTTGATTCAATCGAAACAGACGCTGATAAAAAATTATTGAGTGCAGTGGGTCGTGCCTGCTGTGGTGGCCGACAGACCTGTCAGGATCAAGACTATCAGAATCGAAAATTCTATGTGATGGACAATCGTTTTCCTGATTGGTATTGCAGTGTCAATTGGTTTTTTGTATTCGTTAAACAACTTACCAAGGAAGTGTTTGTCAACAAAGACTGCAAGATGAACTTCAAAGGAGAGGTAGGACCAATTGGTATGCTGGATAATACCAAAGAGATATTAGAGGATCTGAAAGTGCGTTTGGCCACCGGTACATTAAATACCATACAGTGTAAAAAAGATGCTTGCGTTTGTGGGCTTTGTGCTCCGAAAGCCGCAACCAAAGAAATATATCAATCAATAATAAAAAAATATCAAATATGAGATACTTTATAGTAACCTATTACACCAAACCCAATGGCAAAGTGGATGAAGCTACCACAGTGGCCAAAAAGGTAAAAACCCGAGATCTACAATCGGCATCCGTAATACTTGACTTCAAAGACTGTTCTGTGTTAAAATCAAGTATGGGCGGTGTTGTGGTCCCCAAAGACTTTCAAAAGATCGTGAGTTTTTATCACCAGCACTACCCAAATGTCATTGAACGACTATTTAAAGAAAATGGGTATGAAATCAAAGTGGAAGAATCTAAACCAGCTGATCCTAGTTGATTGTGATGGTGTATTGCTGGATTGGGAGTGGGCATTCAACGTCTGGATGCAAGAGCATGGGTTTCAAGAAGTACCTGGGTCAAAGCTCAACTATGACATGGCCATACGCTATGACATACCAAAAGAGCAGGTACGCAAACTAATCAAACTGTTCAACGAGTCGGCGGCCATCGGGTTCTTGCCGGCTCTGCGTGATTCAGTATATTATGTAAAGAGACTGCATGAAGAATATGGATATAGGTTTCACTGTATCACCAGTCTCAGCATGGATCCCAATGCCCAGAAGCTGAGAGAGATGAACCTACACAAGATCTATGGCGCTACAGCGTTTGAGCGCATAGTCTGTCTTGATACTGGTGCCAACAAGGACGAAGCCTTGGAAGAATATGAAGGCACTGGATGCTGGTGGGTCGAGGACAAGACAGAGAATGCTGTAGCAGGATACAAAGCTGGCTTACGGCCTATCCTGCTAGAGCATGGTCACAACATGAACAACGACCACCCAGGTATCACGGTTTGTAAAAACTGGGCAGAGATATTCCGCCAGATTACTGGCTCCTCCTATTCTGCATAAAGTCCTAGCACAGTATCAATAATTGGGTGACGTTGGATATCCCGTTTTCCTAGTGTGTTGACACATAGGCCATTTGCGTCGTGCGCTTTCAGTCTCTCACAGAGATCTAGTAGGCCATTTTCTTTCGCTGTGCGATCGGTTTGTTCAACGTCACCCGTGACTACGATTTTTGAGCCGGAACCTATCCGACTCAAAAGCATTTTCATTTGTCCTGGAGTTGCATTTTGCATCTCGTCAGCAATGATCCAACTAGATTTGAAAGTACGTCCCCGCATGTAGGCCAGTGGGGAGATTTCTATGATCTGGTCATCCATCATTTTGACAATGTCTTGAGGGCGATAATATTCACGTAGCACATCCAACAGTGGTCTAGTCCACGGCTCCATTTTTGATATTAGATCGCCGGGTAAAAAACCATGTCTCTCATCATCCACACCCACAGCAGGACGGGTAAGAACTATTCTATCACAGCCACCTGTTTTGAGAGCCTTGATGGCCGCTTGCATGGCCAAATAGGTCTTGCCCGTGCCAGCAGGACCAACAGCCACCACTATGTGCTGGGTGGGATCTAACAGGTTTAAAATAAGATGTTCTTGATTGCGTGTTTTTGGCACCAGTTCGATTTGTTTGAACTGTGTTTTTAGTGCTTGATTAAAATTGATGGTGTTTTCTTGCGTGTGAATACGTTTTTGGGCCTTGGCCCCTCTTGCTCTACTCAATGTTAATTCTCCTTTGAACATTTTGTTTTGTTGTCAGCTTGGTCTGACATAGATATTTAGGTGTTTGCATTGGGCTATAAAACAAGATAGAATTCAGAAATATTGGCGCTAAGTATTAGGCTCCACTCAGACCTAGGGTCTTGCAAAAAAACACAAAACACGTAGCCAGGTAAATACTTGCATGGAATTAAAAGACGAAAAAATCTTCAAAGACGATCAAGACTACTGGTTAGTGGCTGAAAACATCCGCGATCTTTATCTGTCAGACGGTAGCTTGTCCACGCTGTTGGACTATGAACGTGTGCTAGACGAACTAGATATCTATGCTTTTAAAAACTGGGATCTTGGCGAGCTAGTGGCAGGCCCTGACATTGGCAAATACAAAGTGGGCTGTATATTCATGTGGCCCGGCGAACTCATGCCTGATCCACGCGGCGCTCGCAGATTACTGCCCTTTGACTGCGATGTACGATTTAAAAAGACCAAGATCAAAGTTCCAATGAAAATACGCAAACCCGACGATTATCAGCCCGGTACGCACACTGCTAGGCTCACTGAAAAACCCGTTTGGTTAGTGGAAATTGTCATGCCCAAGCATCTGATGAATGACATCAAAACTGGCAGTATTGAACTGGAAGATCAAACCATAGATCTTGAAGAGCTGGATCAAGCCTATGAACAAGATCTAGATCAACAACAATATCAAGATGCTGGCAATGCACAAGCCGCACAAACCCAGCTACAAGCTCCGGGAGGATTTCCAAATGCCCCAGCTATCTGAAGGCCTACACTTTAAAGACATGATGGGCATGATGAAGCCCACCATACACATCGACGAGTTTTCATCAAAAATGGGCGATGACGAAGAAATAGTTGTGGCCAGCTTTTTTGTACGCGACCAACAGGCTGCCAAAGACCTTGTGAATTGGTTTGAAAAAGGCTATGACTTTGTGATAGATGCAGACATGAGTCCTGGTGAAATCAAACCCAATCGTTATCTTGTCTACGTTGAAATGAAACGCAGATCCAGTACAGGTGAAAAACTCAATGAGATCCTGGATGATTTTTCCACCCTCACTGAGTATGAAAATTCCAGCCAATGGACCATGCACTATCGTGGTAAAAACACTCCTTGGTCAGTGGAAGCCTACAATCAACAAGTTCCCAGCTCACCTGCTGAGTATCGCAAAAAAGTTGACAGTGAACTCAACGAAATGCGAGCAGCCAGTGGAATTCCAGTAAAACAGATCTACGATCGCGAACCCGACATCAAAAGTTTACAGGCAGCCGCAGGCCTACTGTAAATAGTGGGTGAGTACCTACTGCCCATTACCTTTCCGACATGTATTTGTAGAACCTCGGGGCATAAAGCCCTGTTGTTCGTACACAAAAATGTTCTCAGGCACCATTGACCAATGGGTGTCCAGCAAAGAACTTGCAGATTTACAATCCAACATAAAGAACAATCAAGTTGATCCGGGATGCTGTTATTGCATCAACGGAGAGCAACAAGATGGCACCAGTACCAGGCTGGGTGCAGTCCATGACTATGGACAGATAGAAATGTCTACGGACATTGACTATGTGGATTATCGCTCAGTGAACATTTGTAATTTTCGCTGTCGTTCATGCGATCCATTTTACAGCAACGGCATAGCACAAGAAGCCCGACGCTATCCTGAATTGCAAAAATTTTATCCCATACCTGATCATAAAGTAGCGGCCACACAAACACAGGACAAACAATGGGTGTTGTCAAACATTGATAAAATAAAAAGATTGATGTTTACTGGAGGAGAACCAACTCGTATCCCTGAAGTGAAAGAAATCATTGATTGTATCAGACACAGTGGCAACACAGATATCTCCATAATGATAACCAGCAACGCCAGTTTTACTGATCCTTACTGGTTTGAAATCACAAAAACCATGCCCAATATACATTGGACACTCAGTGTAGATTCTGTGGGCACTGCCGCAGAAATAATAAGAGACGGTACGGACTGGTCAGTGGTCAGCGCCAACGTAGAAAAAATGTTTGATATTGCACCTAGCGTGAACATTGGCACTGTGGTCACTAATTTAAATCTGACCCAACTGGATCTATTGTTTGTCTGGGCCAATGATCTAGAACAAAAATATGCTCATAGGACCAACGGCCGCACACATTTTATCGAAATATGTAATTGGCCCAGTTATCTCAATCCCTACAATTGGTCAGCACAAAGACAACCCAAGATCATTGCATTTTTAGAAGTTCTGCGCCAACAACCAAATTTGCAACCAAAGCAACAACAGATTGCTGACACCTTGTTGGCAAATATAAAAAACACTGTGCCCGATCCTGCGTTGTGGGCCCAGTTTGAGTCTTACAATAAAACCCTAGATAATATAAGAAATCAAGATCACACCCTGCTCCTGGAAACTCACTGATTTTTTACTAAATATTGGACAAGGAGCAAAACAATGTCCGTTATCACAAGAGATCAATTAGCACAGCTTATTCCTGGAAATCCTTATGTGGATCAATGGTGTGAAGCACTCAACGAAATACTGCCCGAATATGGGATCAACACACCACAGCGTGTGGCCGCTTTTATAGCGCAGTGCGCACACGAGAGTGGCGGGTTTCGTGCATTGAAAGAAAATTTAAACTATCGACCAGAAACACTGAGAAAACTGTTTTCCAAGTATTTCCCCACAGATGAACTGGCTCGCCAGTATGCCGCCATGCCCAACAAGCAAGAAGCCATTGCCAACCGTATCTATGCTAGTCGCATGGGCAACGGTGATGAAGCGTCAGGCGACGGTTTTAGATTTTGTGGTCGTGGGTTGATACAGCTCACTGGGCGAGACAACTACACATTCTTTGCTGGTAGTCTAGACATTCCAGTAGAAGAGGCAGCTGAATATCTGCAGACTTTTGAAGGCGCTGTACAAAGTGCTTGCTGGTTTTGGGAAACCAATAACCTCAATCAATGGGCTGACAAGGACGATATTCTCACACTGACCAAACGTATCAATGGTGGTACCATAGGTCTTGCCGATAGAGAAAAGCACTACGAACATGCCAAGCATGTGTTGGGAGCTCACTGATGTGGCAACTGCAATGGATGTTGCAGTTGATTCCTGACAGCATTTTTGTTTGGATCACATATCTGCTGTTTGCCACAGGTATAGTATTGTATGTGGCCAGCAAGTTGGTGTCATGGATACCACTCATGGGTCGTTATCGTTTGCCCGCTGAGTTGGTAGGAGTGGCAGCTCTTGTTGTTGCCGCGTATTTTTATGGTGGTATAGGCTACAGAGAACAGGTAGCCGAAATGAAAGAACGAGTTAGGATCGCCGAAGAGAAATCACAACAAGTGAACACCGTGATCGAAACCAAAATAGTTGAAAAGATAAAGGTGGTCAAAGAAAATGTTTACATCACAAGAGAAATCGTCAAGGAAGTGGCGGGCAAGCAACTGGACGCTCAGTGTACTTTGCCTCGTAGCACTGTCAGCCTGCACGACAGTGCCAGTCGCAATGAAGTTCCCCAGCGTTCCGCCGCAACTGATGGAACCCCCTCGGGAGTTGAAGCCAGTCGTCTCCTCGACCGAGTCATTGAAAACTACGGAGCCTGCCACGAAAACGCAGAAAAATTAAAAGCGTGGCAGGAATGGTATCGAGCACAACAAAAAATATACAACGATATCACAAAATAAATTTAGAAGGAGCTAGAGATGGCAGAAGAAGTTAAAAGCGAAAGCGCAAAGAAAAACGAAGACTGGATGAACTCAAAATGGCGTCCAATGATGGGTTGGATGTACATGGTAGTATGTACTGCTGACTTTGTTGTATTTCCAGTACTGTGGTCAATTGTACAAATGATTGGTGGTGGCGAAGTTAGAACTCAATGGTCGCCTATTACTCTACAAGGCGCAGGCCTGTTCCACATGGCCATGGGTGCCATACTTGGTATTGCCGCATATGGTCGCACACAGGAAAAAC